GCCACATCCGCATTGCAGCCTTTGAGACGGCGGATCGCGTTCGGCGGTGGCAGCATGTCACATTCGACCGTGAGGAGCGCATCGTAGCCGTTATCCAGGACCAGCCGCCGCGCCTCGTTGTACTGCGCGGTGATGGCGTCGCGCGGGTCGGTGTCTGGAACCGGCGCGGCCCGGAGGAACACGGTATCCGCGCGGGTGTAGCCGGACGGGTCAAGTTCAATAATCGCGCGCATCGTCGGCATCAGGAGCTTGTCGGCAATCGGGCAAACGATCAGGAGCTTACTCATAGAGATCACTCCAGATGTTCATCGCCTTCCCAAGCACGCCCTCGTAGCCGCCCATTCGTACAAGCGCGTCGGCGATCTGCTGGTAGCAGTTGATGGCCGAGAGTGCTGTCAGTTCAATCGCGTCGATCGCCTTCCAAAAGGTTTCATTCTGAACGATGCCGGCGTGCTCTTTGGCGAAGTTTGCCCAAACGTTTGAGGCCCGGTCGTGCCGCACAAAGGGGTCGCCGCTCCGAACCCCCACGCCGAGGTGATCAAGGATTTTCTTCGCGATAATGCCGCACCAGATGTCGCCAAAGCGGTCGTAGGGAAACTTCAGCCCCTCCGCGTCCTGGCCCATCAGCAGAAAGTACATCAGCGGCGTATACGCGCGCCGCCATGCCAGGTTCATGCCGCACATCGGAAAGTACATGCCGGGCGGCACAAGCGCCTGCGGATATTGCGCCTCCAGATCGCCCGCGCGGTCGTAATGCAACTGCGCGATGCTATCGAGATCGAGCACGCCGCGCCAAAGGCCGTGACTGATTCCGACCGGGGTAACGCTGTCGGTCTGCGCATAGGGGTATCCGCGTGGATAGACGCCGCGCAGGGTGTTGTACCAGCGACTGCGGGTCTGTGGCTGCAAGTTGTCAATGTGCGACTGGAGGAACGACGGCGCAAAATCGAATTCTGGCAGGCAGTCATCATCGAGCGTAATGATGTAGGGTTTCCCCGTCTGCCAGGCTTTCCAGTAGCCGTAACTCCGAATACAGTCCGTCCGGCGCGGGATGATCCATGCCTTGTCACCGAGATCGGCTTCGATGTCTGCCCATGCGTAGTGATCGATGCCCGGTGGCAGGCGGAACGTTCGCTCCGGGTTATCCTCGATGACGATCACCGGGCAGGGCCACTGCCAGGCCCGCAGAAATGTGGTGATCGATGCCTCGCGGATCGTCGGCACGACGATCACCACGTCAGCAACATTGGTCATTGTGTCATTCTCACAAACATTCGTGTGTTGCGCGCCGCGAGGGGCGAATGTTACTCCCCGCTGTCCGCCGTCGCGTAGAGCGGCGCGCATCCAGGATTACGACAGGTCGGAGACCACGACCGGCGTGAGGAGTGTGCCGGTCCCCAGGTTGTTGACCGTCGGCGAGTTAAAGCGGGCCTCAGTGATCAGGTCGAGTGCGATTGCGGCAACCAGGCTGCCGCCGGGTGTGACAATCGCTTGCAGATAGCGGTTCTTGCCAACCAGGTCTGAGCCTTGCAGCTCCAGCGCCATGATCCCGCCCGCGCTGCCGATGTTGCCCGTCATCTGCATCGCGGTCGTGCCGGTGCCGACGCTAGCCGCGCTCATCGAGCCGGTGGCCGTACCGTGGTAGATCGCGACGGTTGCCGCGCCAGTGGCGGCGGTTCCGAGCGGCACGAAGTTGGCGAGCGCCAAATAGCGCCGGTCGCCAACTGTCCAGGTATCGAGGATGTTCGACGTGGCCTTGGTCGCCACGATCGCCGACGCGGCGGTCTGCGATGCCTGTGCCGACGCGGCGAGTTGGAGCGCCGCACCGTGGATGCCGAGCCGGTCTACCATACGTGATTGAGGCATGATGGTTATCCCTTCTGCGCGCTGGTCATTTCCACTTCGCGCGGATACTAAATGGTCACGAAGCCGGACACATAGTCCGGGGTCGAAGTCACGGCGATCTTGCTCTTGAGCCACGGCTGGCCGTCCACGCTCAGAATGGCGCGGATGACCGTCTGGTCCTGCTCAAACCGCGCCTGGTCGCTGACTGCCAGCGCGATGCCCTGAAACTCGGCGGTGACGTACATCGACGGGTCAACCAGGTTGACCGTGTTCGACACGTCGCTGTTCGAGTACGGCGTCTTGTCGGTGAACAGCACTTGTCGTCCAAGCAACTGCGTCGCCGGCTTGCCGCGCAGGTCAGGCAGGAAGGTGACAAGCGTGTTATTGGTCTGCTGCAAGCTCCAGATCGCGCTGCGCTTCTTCGAGTGGATAATCCAGATGTAGTTATCGTCGCGCTCGGGGATCACGTTATCGCCCATCGCCGCCAGCGTTGCGAAGTCGATCGCCGACCCGCCCTGGTCGATCGCGGCCGGGCTAAACATAAAGCCCAGCGGCTGGCCCTGTCCGGTCCCCTGGATAAGCGCGTAATCGCGGGCGCGCCCGATTGCGGCGCCGAGCAGGTTCGAGACCACGGCGTCGATGGCGACGGCGGAGCGCATCATCAACTGGTTGGCGACGCGCGTACTGGCTTTGAGCGCGTTGGTCTTGAGCCGCACCTGTGCGAAGTTCGGCGTCGTGTCGATACTCGATGCGTCGTCGTTTGACCAGGTGACCGTGACGCCGCCGTAGTAGGCCGACTGACCTGCGCTGTAGGACGTGCTCGGGTCAAGCGCCGGGATCACGATCTCGCCGCCGTCCGCCGGAATGACCATCGTCCGGCCGTAGAACACGTCGTTTTGCGCGGCGATTGCCATGAGCGTCGGCAGAAACTGCTCGGGGATAAGATAGGCGGCGGTGACGCCGGCCTGGGTACCGAGCGCCTTGGCGCTGTCGCTCTCAGACGACGCGCCGTACATCTCGTCAAGCGCCTTGATTGCGTCGCGCTGGATAGCCGGGTTCGGCTTGTTCGACATGAACACGGCTTTAACGAACCCGCCGAACACGCCTTCGGGATACATCGCCTGGCGGGTCGGGCTGCCGGGGTGCGAGACGGTCTGGAGCGCCTTGAAGTTGTGGTAGCTGTGCGGGTGATAGGCGTCGGCCAGTGCCGACAGGCCGCCGCCGACCGTGCCGCCCGCCGCCTCGATCGCCTGCTGCGCGCTGCGGTTCTTGACCGCGGGCAGCGAGCGGATTTCGTCAAGGTCGTTTCTCACGCTCTTGATCTGCCCGGACAGTGTTTCCTGTCCGGTCTCAACTGAGGCTTTGAGCGTTTTAACCTCTTCGACCAGTTGGGCGACATCCGCGCCCGCCGGGCCGGTTCCGTTCGTGGGCTGCGAATCGCCCATAGTGGTATCCTCCTGTGGTGCTGTTGCTTGTGGAGAGAGGGACTTACCAGCAAACGCGGGATGGGTACGCGGCTCCATCGGCTCGGGGGTTAGCGAGATTTCACCGGCAATCCAGCGTTTGATTTTGCCCTGGCGGCGCTTGACCAGGTAGTCAATCGCACCAGTCGAAGAGCCGAGCGCGCCGGCTCGTTCCAGGGCTTTGATGTCGTCGATATAGCGATGCGCGCGGTCAAGCTCAATGTCGAAGTTGATGCCCTTTTCGTCCTCATCCGCCGCAACCACGACACCAATCTGCGACTTGATACCGCCCTGGGTGTGGTCGTAGTAGACCGGCATGCCGATGAAGCTGCGCGACGCGCCAAGGTCAGTTTCGCCGCGCGCGAACTGGTCGCCGAGCAGGTCGTAACCGCCCCAGACGATCCCGCGCGTGCGCAGGCGTCCGTTCGGGAGTGCCTTGACCGCAGCACCGTAGGCGATGGCCTTGGCGGCCTTGTAGCCGCAGTCGGGGCAGTCGCCGTCTTTCATCGGCGCGCCGCATTGGGGGCACATCGGCTGCGCCAGGTCAACCTGCTCCTCAGGAACAAGATCGCCGTCGTCGTCACCGTCCATGTCCTTCGTGGCAAGCGACATGGCGTCGTCATCGTCGCCAGCGTCCTTCGTCGCCAGCGACATGGCGCTGTCGTCGGCATCGCCCATGTCCTTCTTGGCAGCGGACGGCGGCCCGGCTTTGTCGATCTCTTTCTTCCAGGCGGCGATGATCTTGTCTTTGATGGTTTTGAGATCGGCGTCGGAGTACTTTTCCGCATTCTTCGGCTTATTGATGTAGTTCCATGCGGCCCGAATGCGTTCTTCGTCGAGCTTGCCGTTTTCGCCGAGCGGGTATTTCTTGTTCTTCTCGTCGGCGAACATCGCATCGGCGCCGTACTTGTCCTTGCCTTCGTCGGGGTTGGTGTCGTCGCGTTTGGCGATGGCTTTGGCTTCGTCGCCGTCGACCGACACATTGACGTTGATGCTCATCGTGGTTTGGTCCCCAACGCAAAAACCCGGCGGCCACGCCTCTTCCGAGGAATGACCGCCGGGTGCATGCAGATAGGCGGAAATCCAAATTGTCTGGGGTTACAATACTCTACTCTGAGAACTATGTCAAGCCGTTAGCGGGTGAGGCCCATCGCCTCCTCTACTTCGACCAGTAATCTTCCGGCCGTGCGGCGCAAGCGCGGGTTGCTGTCCTTCGTGATGCTGATCATCTCCCGAAAGAGCGGCAGCGGCGGCGGCGCCTGGCCGGCCACGAGCATCGCCTGATAGCGCGCTGCGGCTAACATCGCGGCCAGGTGCGGCGGGTAGTGCGCCGCAATCAGCGCGAGATAGTGACTAAGCGCGGTCTGGTCGTGGGGGTCTAGCTCCATGTCATCGTCCCAAAATAGCCCGGCTGTGGCGGACTGCCCGCTTTGCGGTAGAAGCTGTAGAGCTTGCCACTATTGCGCGGGTACAAGAGCGGAATATCGATCACGGCGGCGTTCGAGAGCAACGTCTCCGCCTGCGCGCTGGTGAGGTCGGTTTTAAGCAACACGATATAGCTAAATTGGGTTGTCGTCTTTTCGTAACTCACCACCACCCGATCGCTGGTGCTGTCATAGACGCAATCGCCGGTCGGCGCGTAACTGTGCGCGCCGCCTGCTGAGTAGACATCAGCGTTCGTCACCGCATCCGCGCTCGTGATGGCATAAGCACCCCACGTGTCGCCGTTCGCGTTGTCTTTCCAGGTGGCAAGGCCCACAAATACGGTGTCGGCGCTGTTGCGGCTCGGCTGGCTGACGAGTTGATTTTTGAGGGTGTAGCCGGTGTCGGTACCACTGCGCTGCACGTTCGTGATCGTGACCGGGCTGCTGAGACTGTTCCAGACGTTCGTCGCAGACTTCACGCTGCGCCGCGTCCGCCACGCGCCAGGCACAGCGCCGGAATGATAGACCCAGCGCAGATCGCCGCCGGCCAGCTGGATCAGGTTGAAATAGGTCAAGACGGCGCTGGCCTGGGTGAAGGGGATCGTGTAACTGCCCACGGCTGGCGCGCTGCCGATCGTCGTGGTGCTATTGACGCCGATATGTACCCAGTTGGCGGCGGTTTTGCCAGCGTCGGCGTCCGACGTGATGTCGCACTTGCAACAGCGGATTTCACCGCCTGAGCCGGTCGTGGCCGTCCAGGCCGCCAGCAGCGTGTTCGCATCGGGCATGATGATGGTCGGAAACTCGGCGCCGCCCGAGGGATCGTCCATCGACAGCGAGACGCCGGCCACGCGCGCCAGGCTCGTGATGTGGTGACTGCCATCGCGCGTGATGCTGATGCGGCGGTAGATGATCCCGCCGTCGCCGGGGTTGAGCGTGACAATCAGTTCGTGAATGCAGTCGCGCGTGCTGTCATAGACGATCGCGCCACGCGCCAGAAACCCTTCACCGCCGCTAATCCCGCTGTTGTCATTCCAGGTGGCCCCGCTGTCGTTCGAATAGACGTAGTAACAGAGCCGCGTCCCGCCGTTCTGGCGCTGAATGTACTGGATGAGCACACCGTACTGGTCGACCAGAAACGCGCCGCGCTGCGCTGCCCAGGTCATGCCGTCCGGTGACAGGTCGTTCGTAAACGTCGTATTGATCAGCGCGAAGCTGGGCGAACCGACCGACGGCGCGGCGGCGTGGCCGGCGGCTTGCTCCAGTGCGATTGCGATGCCGATCTGCACGTCAGTAGACTCCGACGATATTGGTCGCTGTGGTGCCCGACGAGTACACACGCGTCACCGCCAGGGGCAGCAGCGTTCCGGCGGGGACGGACGGAAATACCACGGCGCTATCGCCGCCGTGCATATCGACCTTGACATCGCCCGCGCCGCCGACCCATAGCCCGCGCGTGACGTGCGCCAGGTCGGTGCTGTTGCTCGGAGAAACCGTAAACGCGTTTTCCGCCGGGGTTGAATTCTGGTTGTTCACTGCCATGTCGTCTGTCCTTTTAGGCTAAGAGCCAGGTATCACGGGCCTCCATAAGACCGTAGCGAGCGCTGTCGTACTCGTCGTCGCCGCCTGCGCCGTTCTTGTCGGCGTTCACCTTCAGCACGTCTTCCAGACGCTTCGGGTCGGCCACCATCCGCGGGAGACACGCGATCAGCCGCGGGCACGTCTGCCAGATCCGCCAGGTCGGCGCAATGTGTTTGGCCGCATCGCCGAGCCGCGAGCGCATCTCGGCGGCGCCGGTCACGCGCTCCGTGTTCGCGGGCGAGAAGTACAGGCCGCGCTGCGCATACTGGTCCGCAATCGTGAGCCCGTCCTTGTCGCCCTTCTGCGCGAACACATCGGTTCCGGCAACGATAGTACGCAGATCGCTTACCCGCAGCCCGAGCTCCGCCAGCAACTTCACGATCGCTTCTGCGTGTTCGCTCGGTAGTGCGCCGGCTTGCACGTGCTCGCCGATCGTCTCAATCGTCCCGTCACCGACGTTGGCATGCACATAGAACGCGGTCGGGTGCGCGTGCCCGTGATCGAATGATGCCCAGAACGACCAGCCGTGGTCGACCGGGCGCGGCGCACAGGTGTGGAGCGTCTCATCCCACGTGCGAAAGAAACGCCCTTCGCGGCCGACTTCCTGCTGGCTTTCCGAGAGGAACGCGGCGATGCCCCAGGTGCGCATCTGCTGCTCACACACCACCAGGCTCTGCCCCTCCCAGGTCGGCGTACCGCCGAAGATGACCGGCTCGCCGTTGACCGTGGTGTACTCCAGCCCGTCGATCGCCTTGTAGGGGCCGCTCATCAGGCGGTCGGTCAGAAAGTCGGCGCGGCCGTCGACAAACCGGCTGAAGATCGAATGCGCATGCACCAGGTTCTGAATCGCCAGCACCGCCAGATCCGGCGTACCAGCCGGGAGCAGCTTGCGTGTCAGCGTTTGCATCTTCTTCTCGGTCACCGGCGGCGTGTCGGCCTCGCCGTCCACGTCGTCGACCACCATCCAGTCCGGGCGCTGCTCGTCGAGCTTCGCGCCGCGCCGGGCGGTATCGAGCCCGAGCGCGTCCAGCGTGAAGTGGGCCGTGCGGATACGATTGCGCCGCCAGCCTTTTGAGGCGCCATACTTGTTCACGGCCCGCGTAAACCCGGCGGCCTCAAACAGCGCCGCGGCGTTGGCCACGTGATCGTCGGCCTGGTCCTGGGTCTCGCTGATGTACCAGCCATAGCGGCGCGTCCGGCGCGCGGCGACGGCAACACAGGCCAGCTCCGCCGTCGTCGACTTCGCGCCACCGCGCGGCCAGATGCCGACGAACGGCCGCGGGCGCACGCCGGCCTGAATCGCCCAGGCCCAGGCCCAGAGATCGGCGTGGCGCACCGCGAACGGCGCGGCGACATAGGCCGGGAAGCGCGCGGCCAGCCACGTCCGCCAATCACTCAGCGGGGCGTTCGGGGTCGTGGTTGGCAAGGAGCGCAAGGGTAGCCGCGGCAGTTGTATCGAGCCAGCCCCCCAGCGTTGCAATCCCATCCGCAGATTGTCGGTTGAGCCATTCGTCATTGGTCGTCACGTGATGCGCAAGATGTTCAACGGCCGTGAGTTTGGCGATCAGGTTCTGATAGACGAGCTCGACAACGCGCTGCTGCTGCGCCGCGAGCGAGGACTGATACACCGGTCGTGCGTCTGGTTGTACTCCTGGTTGCATGTCCGGTTGCATGTCCGGTTGCACCGATGCAACCATATTGCCTAGTCGCGCCTTCCACGCCTTGACCGTTTGGCGATTAAGTTTGTAGCGATCGGCCACGACCGCAGGCTGATCGCCGGCGGCGAGATCGGCCAGTGCCGCAGCACGAACCTCGGGCGTTACCATCGAGAGTGGCACTTACAGCCCTCGCAGATTGCCAAACAACAGCCACTGCATGCCCATATCGCACAGGTCCAGCAGCGCCCACAGGCGCGGAAACGCGCGACGGTGCAGCCGGTGATGATCCCGGCGATTGCGATACCAGAACGCCACCCAGGCGGCGAAGCGGTCAATCATCGCTTATCGACTACCGCCCATGGCAGCTCATAGCTCGTATCTGGCAGGCTATCGCTGCTGTACGTTGCGGTAAATTGCACCGTGAAGTTGCCGACCGTCGCCACGTCGATCGTGCTGAACGCCCACGTAAAGGTGCCGGCGGTCGGGTTGACGATGTTCAGCGTCCCGGTGATCGCGCGGGTGTTGCCGCTGGCATCGGTAATCGTCCCGGTCAGCGTCGCGCCGGTTAAGTCTTTCGCCGCGCTCCCAGCCAGCCAGGTTAGGCTGAGGCCAGTGTGACGGCTGTTCTGCACAATGCTCGGGAGTGCGTTCATGCGTTCGCCGCTGAGCGCGTCCAGGTCGAAATGGTTATCGATTGGCTGGACGCGATGCTGGTATTATCCAGGCTCAGATCGCCCGAGCCCTGTCCGACCGTGCCTTGTTCGTGACAGGTCGTGCCGCCAGAGTCGTAGATGCGGTAGTAGCCGGCGGTGCCGTTGACGCTGCCCGTGCCGCTCCAGGTACCGCTCTTGCTCTTGCTCCCACTGCTCGCGTTGCCCATCCAGTCGGAGGGCAGCGTGAGCGTGGCGAGCAGGGTGCCGGTCGGCGCCGTCGCGCAGTCGGCCGGCGCCGAGCCGGAGTACAGCCGGAGTTGCGGCGAGGTGCCGATCGTCGTCTCCCACTGGTCGAGCTGGGCGTTGCGCACGGTGACGGAATATTGAATCGCCATATCGCCTCACTGAATGGTTGCGCTCATCGAAGGGCTCAGGACATCGCCCGACATCGCCGGGCCTAAGACCGTTCCAGAGACAAGCGAAGGCAGCGCCGCGCCGTTGTGGCCGGTCGCGCTGCCGATGTTGGCGCCCTGCGCCGTGCTGCTGGTACCGACGATGGACAATGCGCCCGTCGCGCTCGCCACATCGCCGGCCTGAATGGTTATCGAGGTGCCGGTGATACCGCCGCTCGACGAGCCGCTGGCAGTGCCGGTGTTGGCGGCCTGAATAACTGTGCTGTTCCCGCTAATCAGCACCGCCGCGCCGGCGCTGCCGGTCTGCGCGCCCTGCGTCGTCGTGCTGTTGCCGGTGATGCCGCCGCCCGGCGCGATCTCGCCAGGGCCGGCGGCGGAGTAGGACGGGCTGCCGACCAGCGTCCCGTTGTGCCCGTTCCCGCTCTGGTCAGCCGCGCTGCCGTTGAACGGGATGAACAGCTTGCAATTGGCGTCTAAGAGGTTCCAGGCGCCATTTGCAATTAGCTCGGCGGCGATCGCGGTATCTTTGAAGTTGGTCGTCGTCGCGCCGCCGTCGTTGTTGAACACGGCCAGCCAGGAGATCGCGCCCGACCAGAAACTGCCGATGCTGCCGACGGTCAGCGCGCCAATCACGGTGGTTTGCCCGGCGCTTGGGGCTTGCGCGCTCGTCACCGACAGGTTGTTCGGACCGGACAGGCCGTCATCCGCCGTCCAGGTGCCGTGCGTGTAGCTGTAGGCGGCGAAGCGGCCGTTGAACAGGATGTGCGGCGCGGTGTTCGTGACATAGACTTTGAGCGCCAGCAAGTACCAGCCGTCGCTACTGGGCACGGCGATCGCCGTGCCATCGCCTTCGAACGTGCTGCCACCCGAGGGCGCGACGTAGTAACCGCTGTTCTTCGGCGGGCCGCTATACAGGTAAAAGCCCCAGCCGGTGTTGGCGTTGTAATCGCCCTGACCGTAGATTGCGCGCAGGCCACTCACAAACGCGCTCGTCTGCACGACGGCAACGAGCAGCAGCGGCGTGGCTGAACGCACGTCAACCGCGTCGCCGAGTGAGACATATTGCGTTGATCCGTCAAGCGTGATGCTCATTCCTCAGACCTTGCGGCGGGTGTGCCGCTAATCGGCTGGCTGGTCACGAGCCGCAGCACCATATTCACGACCGCTACCACAACGGTCAGCACGGCGATCCACGACGCCGGGATGTGCAGATCGCCCGCCGATTGCAGCACCGCGGCCAGCGCCACGCCGACGATCGACAGGATGTTGAACCAGAGCGTTTTACTTTGCCACCAGGGTTTGCTTGGCATGAGTTACTGCTCCTCGGGTTGTGCTGCCTCGACGCGTGGCGGGAGTTTCGCGCGGATGCGTTCAAGCTCGCGGCGCAGGCTGCCGTTCTCGCGTTCAAGGAAATCCTTCTGCGCCACAACCACCTGGAGCTGCTGGCGCTGGCTTGCATTCTCTTGCTCGAACTGCGCAAGCCGCGTCGCCGTATTCACCGCCTGCTCCTCTAAGTGCCGGTTGCGGTCACGCAGGCTGTTGATCTCGGCCTGCTGCTGGCTGTTCTGCTGCCTGAGCGCGGCCAGCGTCCCATTCTGCTCGGACAGTTGCGACGCCTGCTGGTCGTTCTGATGCTCCAGATGATCACAACGCTGCTGGAGTGCGCCAAGTTGCCGCGCTAAGTCCTGGCGAAACTTGGCTTCGCTCTCTGAGAGCGCCCGCGCCGCGTCCACCTGGTTCTGCCCGCGCGCTCGTACGAACGAGGCTAGTGCGCTCAGACCGAAACCGCTTGCCAGGGCCATGACCACCGCTCCTACTGTTGCCCAATCAATCGTCACCGCAGCCGATCCATCCGTGTCTCAAGCGTAATAATGCGAAGTGCCAGTAGCCCGAGCTCCGCGTGTAAGGTCTCCAGGCGTTCCGTGTGATCCGCGTACGGCCCCACGACCATCGCCGCCGCCTGCGACGACACCCGACCCAGCAGAATAGCGACGAACTGCCCGAGCGCCTGCCGCGCCTGCGATGGATCAGGGAACAGGTTGGCCAGCGCGTCGATCGCCTGAACGATTTCGTCATTCAGCGCGGCCTGCATCCATTCCTGGCGCGCATCGGCATTGGTCATCGGGCTAGTGCCGCGCGGCGCGTTCGATGGCCTCGCTCAGCAAGATCGGCCGCACGTTCCACGGCGCCGGCAGGCTGTGCTTTTCCTTGATCACGACGTTCTCAAACGACTGAAACGAACAGACTTCGCCGTCGCGATCGGCGTCCTGGTAGACCGCGCCGGTGGGGTAGCCGAACACGACCAGGCCGCCGCTGCCGGTATAAAACGCCGCGATTGCGGCCGTCGATGGATAGGTCATGCCCGGTCGCGCGCCGGGCAGGGTCGGAACAGAGTCGTTCATCGCTCGATACTCCACTACGTGCTGATACAAGATCTCGCGTGGGCATTCGCTCTGATTGCTCTGGCGCCGGTAGGACGACGCCGGGTAGGGGCCGGCTTGCAGCCGCCAGGGCCAGTCGCAATGGCAGACCACGCGCGACCGAGGAATGGCGCCGTCGGTGCGGAGTGCATCGAACAGGGTAAACACGCTCTGGCGCTGCGCGGTGGTCATATCCTGGCCGGGGCCGAGCATCACGTGGACCGACCAGCTCATACTGTTGCCAATCGGGTTGCCGCAGTGCCAGAGCTGCTGGCGCTGCGCCCGCGCCCGGACGATTGTGCCGTCAGAGAGCACGACGAAGTCATAGAGCAGGCCATCGGGATAGGCCGGCTGCTCGGCAGAGCCGTAGTTCGTGCGGAGTTGATACGCCGCCTCGTCGAGCACGCGCTGGCGCTCCACCGGTGGCGAGCGGTCGCTGTAGGCCACGCCGGAATAGTGGAACGTGATGTACTGCTCGTTCGTGCGCGGCGGCAGCACGCTGTAGCCGGGCGTCTTGGGGAGCCTGGCGATCTCGTCGCTCATATCGACGATGGCGAGTTGGCTGAGAGCGCTCATGGTTGCTCCGTAGGATGTCTCGCCGGCGGCGTCGAGCGCGTAGGCGTGCTGGTTGTCGTCGGCTGGCTGCTGGCAGCAGTGGTAATAGAAGGCGCTCTGGGCGGGGAGCGCCTTGACCAGCGCGGCGTAGCGCTGGCCTTTGGCGGCGGACGGGACGGCGGAGGAATGGATGCCGTATTCCGTGAGGTGGACAGGAACACCGGGGCAGTATTGCCGCGCTGCGGCGAGGGCCTGGTCGAGTTGAGCGGTTGCGGGGCGTCCGCCGTTAAAGGACACATACTCGTAGGCGTGGATGGCGAGGCCGTTAGCTGTCGCAATCACGTCGGCGCTGATCTCGAGCCAGCGACGAAACACGCCGGCTTCATCGGTCTGCATCCCGCCGACGATCAGCTTGGCCGCAGGGAAGGCGCGGCGACAGGCGGCGATCGTCTGCTCCAGACTGTAGCGCCAGGCCCAGATCGCATCATCCCCCGGCGTCTGCACGGTCTGCGCGTTCGGCTCGTTGCCGAGCTCGAACCAGTGTGCGCCAGCCGCGTACCAGGGCGTAAGCTCCTTCACCGCGTTCGCCGGGTCAGGGGCCGCGACACCAGTGACGGCCGGATCACCCGTCACGGTGCGCACCAGAACGCTCACATCGAGGCTTAGCACCTCGGCGGGAGAAGCGGGCGGCCAGCCAGTCACGACCTTGCACGCTGTGGCCCGCGTGCGCTGAAGCGTCGCGCGGAGCGCATCGAGCGTAGCCGAGGTGACGTTCGGGCCGTGCAGCATCGCTAATCAACTCCAGCAACCACATCGAGAATGAAGTGTTTGAGCGCCTGGCCAGCTCCAGAGGCGTGGCCTTCCGGCGTCGTGCAAATCCAATAGATCGCGTCGAGCGCCTTCTGCCAGGCGAGATCGTTCATGTTCGGGAGCGCGGCGACCTCGGTCGCGACCGCGCCGGCCGCAGCCGCGGCGCTGTTTGCTCGAGCAAGTGCCTGCTGCGCGTGGCTGTCGGCTTGCGTCGCCGTCGCTTGCGCCTGGCCAGCCTGCTGCTGGGCGGCGGTGGCCGTCGTCTGCGCGTGCGCTGCGGCATCGCGAGCCACCTGATCGACGCCAGCCGTCCCGCCGCCACCGCCGCTGTCACCGAACGGCTGGGCCACGCCCGGCACGGCGAAGCGGCTGATCGGGTAATTGCCGGTCGCCGGGTCGTGGATCGCCGCCGAGACAATCAGCAGGCCGTCGCGCGTGACGGCGACGCCGGCGCCGCTCTGTTTGTCGCCGGGGATGGTGAATACCATCGCGCCGTCCGGCATCCGCTTGACGGCGTAGCGGTAGTTGTGCCCGGCGGTGTTGATCACGTGGAACTCGTTGTTCGCCCCATCCACCGCGACGGCGGCGAACCGGCTGTCATCGGTCGAGATTTGACCAGGGTTGCTCATGGGATCGCCTCTAATCGTGCTATGCGCCGCTCGAGATCGGCCACGCGATTCGCCAGGCCGGCTTCGGTCTGGAGACCGACTTGCATATCTCTGAGTTCGCTCGTACGGAGTGCCAGGATCGTGAGCAGGTCAGCCTGGGCCAGGCGGATGCCTGATGCCGCCTCGCGCATCTCAACCACCGCTGCGGCGTGGGCCTTGCGCGCAGGTTCCAGTGCGGCCGCGTCGCCGGCCAGGAGCGCGCCGATCAGCAGCGTGAACGCATCCAGGCGCCGCTCATCCGCTTCGAGGTAGCGGTTCCAGGCGCTGTCCAGATGCTGTGAGGTGATCGGAGTATCCATCAGCCTGGCTAGGAGACGGGGCGAGGCAACCGGGGGCGCTGCTGGGCGCTACACCTGTCAAGCGCTACCTGTCGCCTCGCGCCGCTGAGACGACCGCCGAGTTAACAGGAACGCCGTGGCCAAACGTCATTCCTGTTGGCCACGGCGACTAGATGTAGTATAGCACGGATGTCCAGTACTAAATGTGCTATACACCTGTTGACAGGCGCGCGAGTGGGTTGTATCCTCGGGCCATGGATTATTCGTAAGGAGGCGCGACGCCGGCGACGAATCTGGCAAGTGGTGGATACTCTCGACATCTCAGGGACATGAAAAAAGCGTACGCCCCACCTGGTGCCAGGTGGGGCGATCTTGTGTGGCACGTAAAGGCCCCACGGTGCGCACCGTGGGGCCTTGCTTCCTATGAACACATGGTGGCGTCAACAGCTACGGCGGATGCTTCCCAAGGACCGGCATAGGCAGCTCCTTGCGAACGTTGCTCCGGGGTCACGTGACACTCCTGATGATACGATGCCGTGCGTGGTGTGTCAATGCTCCGGCGGGATGATCTCCCGCTCCAGCGCCCGCACTTCGACGTGTAGCTCCAGTCCAAACAGGCGCAGCAGCCGATTCCACTGCGCGAGCTGGGCGCCGATCCGCCAGATCCGCCCGGCCTCGATGTAGGACATGGCTGGCGGCGACAGGTACAGTTGCTCCGCCAGCCGGCTCTGCGAGAGCTTGCGCTCCTGGCGCTCCGCGCGGACGATGGCCCTGAGCGCATCGTCGATGCAGCCGACGGTCATCTGGTAGCGCGGAATGAGGCTCACGAACACACCTCCTCGGTCTCTAACTGGGCGAGCAGCGCCCGGCGGCGCGCGAGCTTCGTCGTCCAGCTGGCGGCGGCCTTCGTCTGGCCCTTCGCGACGGCCAGCCGGTATCGGACCTCCAGCCGGTCGATCTCGCTCGGCAGCTTACGCCGCTTCAGCGCACGCTGTCGGGCCGTCACGCGCGCCCGGTAGCCAGCACGAAGCGCCTCGATATCGGATCGACCGAGGCGCGTTTCCAGCTCGCTCCAGAGCCAGGCCATTGGGGAGTCAGCACTCATAGCCGGGACTGTCCTTGCCGTGGTAGCCGCGGCAGTAGAGGTCTTCGCCGTCGGGCGCGGTGACGACATGACTATGCCAGCAGTCGCCTTGCTTCTCGCGTTTCTTCATCGGCGCGCCGTGCTTCGGGCAGATCGGCAGGCCGTCCGGCGTGTAAGCCCATTGCTGGGCGGGTTGCGCGGGCGGGGTGGCGCCGATCTGGCGCAGTCGGGTAATCGTCGCCTCCAGATCCTCGACCTTGCCCGCAAATTGCACCGTGATCGGGTAGCCGTCCTTGATTGCGGCGACCGTCCAGAGCGGCGGGGGTTTCGGCGCTGCGGCCGGCGCCGGCTGGGCGGTGATCGGGCTGGTGGTGTCTGGCCGCTGGTCGAAGAGCGGCGTATCGTCGGCGACCTGGCTGGCGGCGTTCTTGAGGCCGCCGCGCGGGCGGATGTAGTTCTGTGGGGTGGTGGGTTCGTTGCTCATCAGGGTGTGCTCCTTTGTGTCTAGTATGCCAGATAGGTCAAGCATGCTCCAGTTTCCACAGGACGGCCAGCGCAGCCAGCAGCCCGAGCCCGATCCAGACCGCGCCCAGTGCAATCGCAGAAGCGCCCAGGAGGAGCAGCGCGGCGTAGAAGGTCCAGTGCTGGCGAGCAGGCGTCACTTGCGTCCCTCCTCCTGCCGCTTGATCTCCTCGGCCGCGCGCGAGAGCGCGCTCGACCAGCCACGCGCGCCGGGCGGGGTTCGCATAATCTCGACTGCGCGATCGATAACCTTCTTGCCGTACAGCCGGGCGGCGGCGTCGGCGGCGTCTGAGGTGCCTACGTCTGATCGGGCCATCCTGATTCCCTCCTGGTGGTGATTTAGGGCTCTGACGAGCGTTCGTTCGCTTGGACAAGGGCGGCGATCTGGCGCTGCTGGATTTCAACGATTCGGATGAGCACGTTCACGGCGCTGATCAACTCCGCCACCGTGCCGATCCGATCGACCGCCAGGTCCGCATGGGTGCTGGCCTTTTTCAAAAGCTGGCTGATGTACGCCGCGTCGTCCTGGGGTGTGGGCATGGGGTGCTCCTTTCTCGACTGTTCCTATTCATCGATCGCCGCTGCTGAGAGCACCGCCGCCGGGTCGATGGCCCAGTCAATCCACATCCGGCACATCGCGATGGCGTCGAGCACTGGCAGTTGCTCCGGGAACGCCACAACGTAGCGCTGCCCATCCGGGTTCTTGACTTGCCATTGCCGGTCGTCAACCCGAAAGATCTTCCAGCCCCGGTGAGTGGTGAAGTGTCCCCGCATCGTCGTGCTCCCTTCTAACGCTCTCAGGCCACCAGCTTCGCCCGCGCGACCGCCAGCCGTCGCCCGATCGCGCGCGGCGCGTGCAGCGCCTGCCAGCGCGCCGTCGCCACTTCGACGACTTCGACCAGCGCGTCATGCCGGCAGGCCCGGCCGTTGCGCGCGGCCTCGCAGTCGCAGCCGCGATCGGGCTCGACTCGGTGCGGTCGCTCGCCCGACGACGACGGGACCAGCCAGCCATCGCCGGCGCGAATAGGCCGGCTGCCGAGCGCGTAGTCAGCCGCCGCGCGGTTCAGGGCGTTGCGCGCCCGCGCGTCGCCGGCTTCGTCGGCCGCGACCGCCAGCGCCTTGGCCGTGATCTGGATGAACACCGCGTCGGGTTCGCCCAGTGCCGCCTCAGCTTCGGCCGCCGCCAGCACCGCCGCGTATTTTTCGTCGTAGTGGGCGACGGCCGCGCCGGTGTCGATCACCTTGCCCGTGCGATTGGCTTGCAGGCTCACGAGCGAGCGCTTCGTCAGCAGGTCGTAGCCGGCCCACAGCCGCGCCTTCGTCACCGCGTCGGCGGCCAGAAAGCTATCGAGCGCGTCGTAGGCGGCGTCCAGCGCGGCCATCCGTACGCGGTCGTCGGCGGCGTAGGTGTCAAAGGCGGCTTCGACGAGCTGGGCGGCGGTGCGGCGGTGGCTGGTCATGGTGGTGCTCCTGCGTGACTGCAATCGGCTAACTTGGGGTAAGTATACACCTATTAGTACCATTTGTCAAGTAGATATATACTAGGAATTGTGAGAGAATACCTATTGACAGCTACGCCGACATGGGTATATACTGCGCATGAAGCAAGACAGGGGGTGGCCACTATGACCAGGTTTCGAGTGAAGGAACTCGCGCGCGAGCGCGGCTTGACCGCTGAAGATCTCGCAATCAAAGCTGGATTGCGGCTGAGTACGGTGCGAAATGTATGGCAGAATCGGGTAAGCGACCCGTCCTACAGCACGCTTGCGGCGCTGGCGCGGGCGCTTGAGGTTCAAATTGAGGACTTGGTTATTTCAGATTCTGGTATACAATCAGAGGATATACGAACGCCCAGCCGTGCCGCGGCGTAACTGATTGGCGGGGCTGGGCATTCGTATGAAAAGGGCAGAAGTGTCAGTTGTGGAAGGCAGGCACTTCTCCCCGGGGCCGATCACCACTCCCTTGCTACGGTCGTAACTCAGGAATGGCAATCAGGGTAGTAGTCTATGGACCTCTATGGACCCACATAGAATCTCCTGAGACCGCTTTCCCGCTTCCCGCCGGCGCTGGCCGCGCGGGGCGGATTTCCTGTTGCCGCAATTCGGACCTTACCAATTCGACCAGGGGGCACTCTGGTCCGCACGGAAGCCGGTCGGCGCGTTGGTATCCGTCGAGGCGGTAGGCTCCGTGTGATAGTCGCCCGTGCTGCGCCTCATACAGCAGGGTGCGACAGACCTCTTTGTGTAATCTTCACCGCATATGAACAAATCGTCAACTAGTATAAGTAGTAATACTACTACGGCGAATCGCCGATCTTGATGTCCTCAAGCTCGACCGGCTTGCCGGGATAGGCCGCGATCAAGCAGCGGGCCGCCTGCGCCTGCTGCATCAACGCCGAAAGATTGGCCATGACGTACTCCTACGACGAGGCAACGATGTGTTGATAGCGGTGCGGGTAGGGGGTTCGGTTATAGCGTACCACGAGAGCGCGTCGTGCGCTGTCAGGTATATGACTCGATCGCCCCTAGCGGGCTGGGCTTCGGGCTGTAAGTCCCGCTTTGTCCTGCTCGGCCCGGCTCGGAGCTCAGCCCACTGGGGACGATCTTGACAGATGGAGCGGGAGACGGGACTCCCGCCCCACGCCTCAGCGCAGCACGTCGATCGCCCGCCGTAAATCGTCCAGATCGTAGGCAAGATAGATCTCCGTCGTTGAGAGGCTCTCGTGCCCGAGCAGCTTCTGGATGGCGCGCAGGTCCGCCTTATTGCGTAACATGCTGACGGCAAAGGTATGGCGCAATTTGTGTGCCGAGACCCCTTCGAGCCCGAGCGTCGGCAGCCAGCGGTCGAAGATGTGGCCGATCGTCGATCGGCCGACCTTCCGCCCGTCGCCGTGACACACGACCGCTCCGGTCCGCTTGTCGCGCGGCGTCTTTGCCAGGTTGCCGGCCAGCCGGGCGTGCATCGGCACGATCCGGTCTTTGCCGCCTTTGCCGTCGTAGACGGTCAATGTCAGCTCGCCAAAATCGACGGCTGACCAGAGCAACTCAGTTACCTCGGTCCTGCGCAGCCCAGCATACCATATCAAGAGGATCGCACGGATGTTCCGCGCCCAGTTGATCAGCTGCCCACCGCGCGGCTGGGTGCGACAGATCGTGTCGAGCAGCTCCAGCTGGCCGCTGGAGATCACGCGCGGCAGCGGCTTGCGCCGCTTCGGCCAGCGCATCCCCTCCAGCGGGTCGTTGACCATCAGCCCGGCGCGCCGCGCCCACGCGCTGTAGGCCCCGACCGCCGTCAACGTCTTTTGCAGACTCGACCCCGACAGGTGGCTGCGGCCGTCCTGGTACAGCTCCAGCGCCTGGCCGGTCAGGTCCAGCGGCGTCGCGTCCTCGCCCAGCGCCCGCGCCAGGCGCACCAGTTCCTTCCGGTAGGTCTCGACGGTTTGCCCGCGGCGCTTCCTGGCGCGCAGCGCCGCCTCCCAGCCCGATAAGGTGCTGAGGATCGGCGGCAGCGCGGCCAGTTCGTAGGTGCGGGTGCTGGTGGTCGTTGTCATTCCGTGCCTCCCTTTGGGGCCCGGCGCGCTCGCTCGCCTCCCTCACGAGCGCACCCGACGCCGGGCTCATAGAGAGAACGGCTATTAACGGTATTTTACCCGAAAGGATGACGTCTGTGTCCGATTTACGCGAAACCGGAAACCCGTTCGCCGACAGTCTGCTCGCCGCCGGGGGAGCGGCAGCCAGCGTCGCCATCGAGCATCTGGCGCTGTGGGACTCAAGTCTGGTCGAAGAACCGAGTCTCCGTCCGAACGCCTACATGCTGCAACCACCATGGAATTATATCGTCGGCATGGGCACGGTGACGCTCTGGTTTCGCCTCTGGGTGCTGCGCCACCCCGCGGCCAGCGCGGACACCGCCTACGACACCTATCTGCGCGTCTTAGGATCGGCAGGGATGGTCATCATTGCCGCCTGGTGGCTGCGCCGGGCGGCCGCGGACGATCGTCGGCGCTCCCACGTAAGTGGCGCCGTAGGGAGACGCAATGAGCCGGAATCAGACGATACACGACCTGGAGGATCTTATCGCCATCCTTGGGACGGTTGACGACTTTCTGGCGAACCTGGCGCGAATCATCACCAATCGGGCGATGCTGCGCCAGATCGACGACCTTCGCCGCAGCCTGGCAACCGGGAAGCGCCTGGCGCAGCGGCTGCGCAATCAACAATAAATCAAGGCAAAAAGAAAAGGTAAAAGGATCGGCGTCGCGTGCGCTACCTTTTACCTTTTGCTTTTGCCGCTCCGAAGGAACCTGCCATGACATTCTATCACACCTGTGCGGCAGTGGGGCCGCTCCGTCCCGAGCAGGCGATCATCCTGCTCGACCACCTGGCCGGCCTGCCCGGCACCGCGCCGCAGGTCGGCGTGCGCCGGCTCAACGGCGGCCAGATCGTGCTCTTTCTCGACGAGCGGATTGCCAGCGCCTACACCGCGCTGGCGCTCAGGAACTGGCGGCCGCTCGACGCCGGCGCCTCTCCGGTCTCGCTCGTGTCGATTGCCGAGGCGAGAAAGGCCCTCGCCCACGCGCTGAACGAACCGCAGGAGCGGGTACGGGAGGTGGCCGCGTGACGATCACGATTACGACTCCGGCCGACGTGATCGGCCGGGAGAACGGCACGACCTACTGGATGGCCGTCGTCGCCGAGCGGAATGGCGAGCCGCTGGACATCATCTGCCCGCTGTCGGCCTGGGAGCATCAGCCCGAGGCGCGGCTGCTGCGCCTGGTCGCCCTCCTCGACGAGGGCCGCCGCCAGCACGATGGGCTGACCGCACAGGTTGCGGCCCAGGCGGTCACGATCAGCACCCAGGCCGAGACGCTGGAAGCAGCCCTGATCGAGCTGGCACAGCTCAAGCAGGTGCTGGCCGCAGCGCCGCCGGCGGCACCGATCGAGTCACCACGACGCGCGGGCGGCATGCCGGTCGTCACCTGCCCCCACTGCGGCGTCCAGAAGGCCAAGAACCATATCAGCCGCTGCGCCAAAAATCCTGAACGAATCGTGAGCGGCGCGCGAGCGCGCCGCTCACGAGCTGCCTCAGAGGAGGCCACGCGCGCCCCTCTCGCCTGACCCCCAGCCGGCACCCGTGCAGATCGTCCCCCGACCGGACGATCCCCGTGCTGGGGGTGTCGCGCGCTCGTCTCCCGACCCCTGCCCGGTCTGCGGGGTCAACTAGGTCGATCACTGGCGCTGTGCCCAGTGCGGCGCACGCGGGCACAGCATCCCACGGTCGGCGGCTGACCCGACGCGCTGCACCTGGTGCGTCGCCGACCAGGCCAAAGCTTCACTGCAACGGAGGGCCGCGTGAATACACCTGAAGGGCTCGCCTGGGATCTGGCCTTCGCCCGCAACCAGCTCCAGCGTTTCAGCGCCGAGCGCGCCGCGCCGCCCGATGACAGCCCGGTCAGACGGCGCATCCTCGACATCGTCTGTGAGTTTTATCAGGGCGAAGTCGCCCGCCTGGAGCCCCTCTGTCAACAGCTCGGCATCGTCGTCGAGCTGCCGATCGCCTAACCATCAGCAGTAGCCGAAAAAGGAACATCAGCCATGGCCTGTATGCAAACCGAGCGACACCGCGACGCCGCGCAAGTCGCCGCCGTCGTCCAGCAAGCGATTGCCGCAGGCGGCAATCGTCCGACCATTGCCGAGATTCGGCAACAGACCGGACTGAGTTCGCTCCGGATCGGCATCGCACTCCAGACGCTCCTGCGTACTGGCCGCATGGGCGATCTGCTCGATCCGCCAAAGAAGCAGCGGTGAGTCTATGGCACGCGACAAGCCCGCGCGCGTGACCGATCAGAGCACGCTGCACCGCTATCGGATCGAGCTTCCGGTCCTCATCGACGACATGGATCTCTCGGTCTACGCCTTTCGCCTCTATGCACACCTGAAGCGGGTCGCCGGCGACGCCGGATTGTGCTACCAAAGCGCGCGCACGCTCGCCTCCTTCTGTCACATGTCGGTCGGACAGACCACAAAAGCCAAGGACGAACTGGTCGAGCGGGGTTTGATCACGATCGGCAAGCGACCGGTCGTCGGTGGCCAGGGCGACGAGATCACAATTGTCGATCGCTGGCCGGAGAACTTCGAAACCTATCAGTCACCCAAAAAAGAAGGGGAAACAACTACGAGCGTTCACCACGCGAACGCTCCTTCCGGGGAAGCGTTCACCACACGAACGCTAAGCGTTCACCACACGAACGCTAAGCGTTCACCAGGTGAACGAAAGAAAGATCCCATGGAAGAAGATCCCATGGAAGAAGATTCATCATCATCATCCATGCCAGTACCAACTGGAGAGGTCGGCGACGCCGCTGCGCGGCGGATGGTGGTGATGATGCTTATGAACGAATACGGGATCGCCTCGGTAGAGGCCGCCGCGAAGATTGCCGGGCTCGATCTCCCGATCGAGACGCTTCGCGCGAGTATCGAAAACTTACAGGCAGCTGGCCGGAAACCTGGCTCGATCGTCAGACGACTCCTGACGGTGCCGCCCAGACCTGGCTGCCCGTACCCGATACCGACGATCGTCCGCTCGTCATCACGCGCGACCCCCGGCCCGTCCGCCCCCGCGCTGCCCGCTGACATGCTGCCCCCGGCCGACCTGGCCGCGGCGGCCCGCGCGATCCAGCGCCAGCGTCAAGGAACCGCCGATGAACCAGAGCCTACCGATCGCGCTGG